TGAGGCCGCACAGGTAGGGCTCGCCTTCCTTGGGGTGCTCGGTGCCGAGGCTGAGGACGAGGGCGCTGTGGTGGCCCCATTGATAGTATTTGAGGAAATCGAAACGGGGCTCGCCGGTCTCGATGTCGAACCCATCCTGGATGGCGATGCGGCCGGGAGCATAGTCGAAGAGGGTCAAGTCCCACTCGCGGGCGAGCAGGTCGCTGTGGGCGTAGCGATGGCGGAAGCGAGGTTCACGCCACTGCACGCAGGGGAGCCGCACGCCGAGCTTGAAGATGAGGAGGTGCAGCATGGCGGTGCTGTCCTTGCCTCCGCTCCAGAGGACGACGGGGTTGCGAAATTCCCGCAGCCAATACTCGGCACGGGTCAGGGTTTCATCGACGAGGTTTTGCAGGTGTTGGTTCATTAAATAGCAAGAGCGGTCATACCGAGGACCATGCCACCAGCGGCCATGCCGGAGCCCATCATGGAGTTTTGGGACGCGCCTGCGGTGGCGGCCCCTTGGATTTGCGCTCCACGCAGAGCGGCTTGGTTGTTTTGGAAGCTGTTGTAGCGGGAGTCGAGCATGTTGGCGTTGAAGCTGGCGACATTTCCGGCCATCTGGTTGGCAGAGTTGTAGGTATTGCCGATCATCTGGCCGCTTTGGCCGAGGGTGCTTGAGCCCATGCCAGCGCCGGGAGCGAGGGCGCGAGCGTAGGGGTCGACCGTCAGATTGGCTCCGGCCAGGGCGGTGCGGAGGTTGGCTTGGTTCTGTCGCGTGTTGGCGCTTTGGCCGAGGATGGTGCCGACCATGCCGATGCGGTTGGCGCGATTGCCGACGAGCATTTGGTTGGTCTGCCCGGCGAAGTTGCGGCGCTCGGCCTCGCGTTGGCTGGCGTAGGCGTCGCGGTTGAGGATTTCGGCGGCGAGGGCGGCGTTGCCGACTCCGAGTCCACGGGCGGACATCCCAGCGCGGGCGGCTTGGGTGGCTTGGCGCTCCTGCTCGGGGGTGAGGCTGCGGCCAAGCTGGAGTTCACTGGTGGCTTGGCGCTGTAGCTCGCGCTCGATGTCGGTGCCTTGCAGGTCGCCTGCGGCTTGGTAGCCGAGCTGGTCGGTGTAGTCGGCGACGGATTGGAGTTCATCGGCCTGCTGCCCGGCGGCGATGAGCTGGTCGGTGGCGCGTTTGGTATAGAGGTTCGGAGCGGCGGTGCCGATGGTTTCTTCGCCGATGATTTTGCCTTTTGCGTCAACCTTGTAGCGTTTGATTGGACCGCCATCTTGGCTGAGATTGGATGCAATGTTTGAGACGGTGCCAAGCTGGAGGGCTTCTTGGGTGGGATACGCCTCGGCTTGCGCGGCAACCTGATCGCGGAATTGCTCCTTAGCAGCACCGCTGGATTGCGCCATGAGCGCATTGTAATCAATCGGCTGCGCCTGTGGCGGTGGCGTTTCTTTCTTGGGCTTGCTGCCCCCTCCTTTGCCGCCCATTAGGACACCCTCCCTTCAACGAGGCCCACGCGGCGGGCGAGTTTGGCCCATGGGTAGGCGTGGGGTTGGAAGGAATTCCGGCGGTGCCATATCGCCCACTCTTGGGGGTGCGTGGCGACGCGGAGAAATTCGCGGACGGGGTTCGCGTGGCCGACCGATGCGGCCAGCTCGACGAACCAAGCGTTGGGGGGGAGGTCGTAGGTCATGGTGTTAGTGTCTGGGGAGTAGTGGACTTCGTGAGCGAGGAGGAAAACTTGCGGGGTGTTGAAAACGAGGCCGTGCGCCATGTGCCAGGCGAGGAGGGACTCGAAGGGTTCGGTGGTGTGTTCGTCATGCCAGTTTCGGGCTCTTTCCCAGGGGAGCATTAGGCTTTGATGCAATACAACATGGCGATGTTGCGCGGGCGGGTCTCGGTAGTGCCTGCGGGGGATTGGCTGGAGGTAGTGAAATCGTGCTGGTGGCGGTTGGTTGCGCCATTAGTTGTAAAAGGCCCAAAAGATCCCATGCCCCCGCTATACATGTTGTAGACATTTCCGCCGCCCGCCGAAGTAAATGTGTGAGCGTGATCTGGATAGTCGTGTCCTGTGGTGCCAGAATGCGTATGGCTGATCACTCCATCCGCTTGCTTGGCTCCAAAAGTGCCAGCGGCAACGCCATCGCTATTCGTGCCTGATCCTCGGACGAAATAGCCACGCAAGTCAGGAAGGGTAAATGTGGTGCTACCATCGCCAGCACCGTAAGTTGTCCCGATGGCCGCAAAGAGAGCAGCGTAAGTTGTGCGAGACACTGCCGATCCATTGGCTGCGAGCCATCCACTTGGCGCGGTGTTCATGGCAAACGGCATAATGGCTCCAGTCGGCACAAGCGTGACGCTGGAGTTGAGCTTTTCCTGCGTGACCGCTCCGTTTGCAATTTTTGCCGTAGTCACATTGGCATCAACAATATCAGCCGTAACTATGTTTGAGACTACTGGCGTAGCCGCCGAGTTGAGCTTTGTAGGGGTAACGACTTCTTCGTTTGTAAATGTGTAGCCTGGGGTAACGGTTGCCATGGTTTGGAGTTTTAAGTTAGTTCAGCGTGCGGGTTTCGGCGCTTACCGGCCCGTTGATTGTCGCCTCGGCGGTGAGGGTGCGGAGGATTGGGCGGCCCGAGGTGGTGCGGAATCTCAGGTCGAGGGCAGTTGCTTTGCAGCGCAGCGGGGCTTTGAGCGTGTAATCTTCTTGCTCGGCGGTGGTGTTCACCAGAGAGGCGATCTGGAAATCGGCGTCGAAATCCGTCGTCACCGCATCGAGCGTGCAGGCGCTTCCAGCGGGCAGGACGACGCTGGCCTTGGTGCGGGTCAGGCGTTTGGCGTTGAGGGTGCCCCAGCCGTAGCGGCGCGTCAGGAGACTGCCCAGGACAGGGGTGCTGCCGAGGCCGCTTTGGGTATCGTCCGCGCCGGTCTCTTGCTCATCGAGGAGGAAGAGCTTGCCGGTGGTGGTAGCCGCGAAGAGGCGGCGCTGTGTGCCGTAGTCCGAGACAAGCAGGCGGTTCAGCGGGAATCCGTAGATGTCCTTGGTCTCCCAGTTCTGGTTCAGCATGTTGAAGGCGAAGAGGGCGTTCGGCTCGGTGCTGGTGTCGAGCGGCACGGCGAGGTAGTAGCGGTTTCCAAAATAAATCCCGTTGCTCAGGTGCGCTGCGGGGGCGTTGATCTCGGCGATGAGATCGGCGATGGGGTCCGAGAGTGTCTGCGTGCTGCCGCGCAGTTTGAGGTCAAATTGATTGTCCAGCCGGTAAACGCCGTTGTCCGAGAGGAAAAACACATAGACGCCTGCGGTGGCGATGGATCGCTTGGCCGAGCAACCGATCTCGTCGGTGAGGAGTTGTAGGCTGGAAGCGGCGGGGTCAATCGAGACGCCATCCGCGCCGATGGCCGCCGTGGCAAGCCAAATGGATTTGCGGCAGAAAACCAGCACTTGCCCCTCGGCATAGGGGTGCAGGGCCACGATGTAGTCGTTCGAGCCAGAGTTGGCGCGGAATGCCTTGCTCACTGGATCGTAGGTCTCGGCGTCGAAGACATCCGAAATCAGCACCTCGTCGCGGTTGCGGGCGATGACGAGTTGGTTGTTGTAGTAGGTCGCCGTGCTGGTGCTGGGCAGGCGCGAGTAGGTGACGCCCAGCGGATGCGATCCCTGCGCGACGCGGGAGAAACCATTTGCCAGGATGCCGTCCCACACCAAAACAGGTTGGACACGCTGGGAAATAATCGTTCCGTTGGCAGAAGATGCCGTGGCGGGGGGAACAGAAAACGAAAACTGCGTGGAGGAAATCCGCGTCACCTCAAAGTCGGCCAAGTATCCGGCCTCCCCTGCCCCGCTGATGCGCACCACCTCGCCGGTCTGGTAGGGGTGAGTGCCCAGCGTGGTAGCTGTGGCCGTGCCGCTGGCCTGCGTGAGCGTCTGGAGGCGGATCAGCGACTCCTCGCGGGTGCGCAGCAGGTAGAGTTTATCGAAGGCTTGTATGACCTCTATGTCATCGCCAGCGACCAGCGTGTCGGTATTGGGAAGCTGGATCGTCTGGAGATTCGCGCCGTCGCGCCAGAGGTAAACAGAGTTCGGCCCGGCAAGGACGATGTATTCGTTGGAATTGTCCAGGCGCGGCGAGGAGTAAATGCCCGCTCCGATGATGCCTCCGGTGTAGGTCGTTTGAACGATAGGCCCCTTGTTGGCCACAAGCGTTCCGGTGGCGTTTGCGCCGGGGTCGGCAGCCATGGTGTAAGTGAAGGTATTTGTGCCGGTGACCGTGATGTAGAAGTCGCCGTTGTATTGCGCAGGCGAGGCTCCGCGAATGTTGATGCGGTCGCCGGTGGCGTAGCCATGCGCGGCGAGACTGGCCGTGGCCGTTAGGTTGCCGCTGCCTCCGCGAGTCAGTGAGGAGATTGTTTTGTCCGTGCCGAGCTGGAAAGGAACGGTCAGCGCCTCGCCAATGTAGCCGATGGATTCACCCAAGCGCTTCGCGCCTTTGCGGGTTTGGGCAACGCCTCGGTCGAGGCGCATGTTTTCGGCGTATTGGACCATGCCCGGCTGGAGTTGCAGCGGGTTTAAGCGGCTGGCCATGCCGAGGAATCCGGCATCGCCTTCTACGATTGTTTGGTCATCGGGCATCTACCTTCTATTCTGAGGATGCTTGTCAAGTAGCCCTCGAATGGCTGCAACGCTCAGGCGCATGCGGTTGTTTGTGCTGAATAGATCCTTGATTGCGCTGGCTGTTTTGTGCGGGTGCTCGAGGATTTTTTGGCGAACCTTAGGCAGCAAATCGGCGGGGATGCCGGGGATGGTTTCCGCTGCGGCGGCAGAGGATTTGGCGGGCTTTGGGGTGCCGGGCTCGATGATGCGGTAGCAGGTGACTTGCACGGGGCGCATGGTGGCGGCGTCCCAATCGCTGAACTTTTTTGTTTCGATGTCGCGGGCTTCTATGGCGTCGCGCAGGAGGTCGTGGACATTGCGCTCGGGGCAGCCGAGTTGGCGGGCGGCTTGCTGGCGGGTGAGCCATCCTTGGTTTGCGGGGATGCCGTATTTGAGGGCTTTGTGCTTGAGGGCGATGGCGGCGAGTTTGTTCATGCGGACTTGGGTTTGAGGAGGAGACTGGCGTAGCTGGTGCCTTCGTTGATGGTTACATTCACCATCTGGAAGTTGCCGGTCTTTTTACTGATGAATCGGACGAGGTAGCCATGCGTCCACTCGGTGGGGCGGGTGTTGGCGTAGAGGGGCTGGCGTTTGCACAGGCAGCCGGGGTTCCATGCGGAAATGAGTCCAACGCCGGGGAGGTGC